TTATGACGCGTTGTGCGCTTCTGCTGCCATTAATTCAGGCCCGTTTTCGCCAGAAATTTTATCAAATGGATTCAGTGTCAAAGCTGCCTCAAGGTGATCGGGGGCGAAGTGTGCATATCGCATTGTCATCATGATCGTGCTGTGACCGAGTATCTGTTGAAGCACCAAAATATTGCCGCCCCCCATCATGAAATGGCTTGCGAACGTGTGCCGCAGAACGTGAGTACGCTGACCCGTTGGTAGCTCGATACCCGCCCGTTTAAGCGCGTGCTTAAACGCATCATAAGATGTGCTGAAAAGTGCACCGCGCGTTTTCGGCAGCAAATCCTGCAACCGTTTTGATATTGGAACTGTTCTGTTTTTATTGCTTTTCGTGTTGATGAAAGACACGCGGCCAGGTAGAACCTGAGATTGCCGCATTGATTCAGCCTCACCCCAGCGCGCACCGGTTGCTAAACAGAGACGAACAATGATACCCAGGCTTTTATTATCCGACTCGTCACAGGCTGCCAGCAGGCGCTTAATTTCATCGGGGTAAAGGAAAGATAATTCCTGATCACCCTCCTTAAATTGGCGAATGCCATCCAGGGGGTTGTTGCCTTCCCATTCACCCAATCGCTTCAACTCGGAAAACACTGCGTGCAGATATGATTGCTCTCGATTTACCGTTGCCTCTTTAATGGCTTTGCGCCCCTTTGCCAGCCATTCACCAGCTAGCCGGCGTTCACGGTATACAGCAAACATATTCTTATCGACTTCATGCGCTAACGGATCGCCAAGGCGTTCGCAGATAGCTTGAAGCTTCGAAAGCCGAGACTCTCCGGACGTCAACGTTTTGCCGTGCATGTCATACCAGCGCTGGATCAGATCGGCCAATTTGACCGCACCATCCCCAACTTCAACAGCTTTCTTATTTGCCAAAAGGCGGCGCTCATAAGAAAGCGCCTCCCCTTTGGTGGCGAACTGCTTTCTAATGCGCTTTCCATCACGTCCGTAAGGGAAGCACTGGCATAACCATTTGCCTGATGGAAGTTTGCTAACTGCCATTAGTATTTACCCACTTCATCATGATCATGAGCATCATCGCTGTCGATTTAACGGTTTGGTTAGCGAACATCTTTTCATTTTCCGCCTTATTCGGTTCTGGCTTAAAAGCGGAATCTAATTGTTTTACTAACTCAGCCGCATAAGGCTTGAAATCATCAACCGATTTCATTTTTCGGCTTATGTCATCTGATAATAAATTTTTGCTGTATAGCCCTGCTATAAAGTCAGCACAGGTTGCAAGTTTATTTTGCTGTGATGCTTTTTGCCACGTGAGAGCGTTAGCCTCATGCAGTGTTCCGCCTTGATACCAACTGTTAGCAAATGCAGCGTTTGAACCAATCGCCATAATTGCCAAGAAAACCAAGAAACCATATTTAAAAAAATATGCTGTCCGAGCATTAATTAATTTCATTGTCCCTCTACCTTTTTATTTGGTTTTGAATGCGCGAACGAATCGCCAACCGCCTGTATATTTAACCGTGCCGAGTCATCCATTGCTCGATAGTTATCAACTAGCTTTTGTTCTTCTGTTGATATATTTGATTCGGGGGTTTTAACCCCGGTCAATATATAGGCAACGTCTATCCCAAAATGGCTGTTAAGCAGCGCAAGAGTAACGGCGTCGGGCATGGTTTCCCCTCTCTCGTATTTACCCCAGGTGCGGGTAGATATGCCAAATGTGGAGGCGATGGACTCTTGGCTGTTACCTGATTTTTCCCTTTCTTCGCGCAGACGGCTACCGATCAGGAACAATAATTCCTCTTTCCCGGTTGACATAGGAACATTTCTTCCTTAGATTGTGTTGTACAGGAACTTAGTGGATCACAATATAACACTATGAAACAAGCCAATCATGCGCCGCGCTCACGTTTGCCTGGCGGAATTGCTGCAAAAAACCCGATCCCTATGCGCTTATCAGATGCAGAGCGCGCGGAGTTAGAAGCCATCGCAGCAAAAGAAAGTCGTTCGATTTCAAGCATGGCGCGCCTGGTGTATCTGCGCGGCATTGAATCCATCCAGGCGGAATGACGGGGTAATTCATGGCGAACACCACGATAAACATCACCGTTCCTACAGGTTATGTCGCTCTGGAAGCATACGCCGAAATGACGAAAATCCCGATCGGCACCTGCCGGCGGATGGTTAGGGACGGCCGGATAATCATTCGTCCGAAAGCGAACCCAAAGGACAAGATCGAGGTAAACCTTGTCGCCATGCTGAAAGACGCAATAGCCAACAGTTGAGGCAGAAACATGCAACCAATTGAACACGCTATAACCAAAATAAGCCGCAATTCTTCACGCTATCGCGGCTTTGTTATCACTTATCGTCCGCGCACTATCGTTAACCCAATAGCCAGATATGAAGTAAGCCAAGGCGATCAGTCTTATGGCTTATTCGATGCGCAAGCACAGGCGACCGGCTATATCGACCAACTTTACTCACAGCACCAGGCGGCAGCATGAAACAAGCATATATCACCTTAGTGGGCGACCTTCTGGCGCAGTACCACGCCAAAGCCAACAACATCAACGCCGCCACGGCCATCGCGCCAGCTGTACGCGCTGTTTCACTGAACGATTACGCATTCCGTCTGTGCATCGGCCTAACTGGCCTGCTGAGTACAGCAGAAGCCGCCGGCCACGCCCCAGACGCCGCCGTTATCGACAGTCTGATCATGCGCTGCAACAACGGCGATATTCCTCACCCGCGAGCGGTTGAACAGTCCGCATGAGCCGGGAAAGCCCGGCCCTATCTGAGAGCGCACCCTCCCATCAACGTGTGGGGGATTGGCGTCCGGGGTGTGCTCCCAGATAGGCAATGAAACCCGGTTGCGTCCTTACAAAAGAATGGGCTGCTTAGATCGGGCGATTACCTTCTCATGCGCCGGGCATGGCTAAAACCCGGCATATATTTCAGTGGGCACATTCAGCGCTTACTGAAATATATCCACCACCCGAAATAAAAAATGCCGCCTTTTTGGTGGCGGGTTTCCTACATCCTGAATTCAGGGGGTTTTTATGAATGAAGCCGAATTAATGAAGTTGCTTGCAGATGCCCGCTGCGTTTCACGGCTGCAACTTCTGGAGTTGTTGAGCACGAGGATTGAACGCCTTGAGGCCGACAACGCCACCCGAGATCAAATCCTTTCCATGCTGAAAAGCTGGATTTCCGCCCGCCAAAAGATCGGCACTCAACAAGAAGGTGCCGCGAAATGAACGCCTTCATTGCTGTAATCGCAGTCTGGTTTGTCCTCGCCTTTGCGGTCGTGGGCTGGTTCGCATACCGCCAGTGCAAATGCTGCCGGGAGTTTAATCAACAGTGCATGCCGCCTGAATTGCGCAATTACGACTAAGGACGCCCAATGGCCGATCAAATCGACATGGCACAGGAACGGCATCAGCTAATCCTTGATGCCCAAATCAAAAACGCCCGCCCGCAACCTTGCGGGCCTTCTGCATTTCACTGCGAAGAATGCGGAGCACCCATCCCTGAGCAGCGCCGCCGCCTGATTCATGGCGTCAGCACCTGCGTGCACTGCCAGGCCACCAGAGAAGCAAAATCACGCCATTTCAAGGGGTAAGACATGACACCACAACAGCAAGCGCAGCAATGTTTGAATAGAAATTGTCTGGTTTTGGATACGGAAACCACGGGCCTTGATGATAAAGCCGAGATCATCGAGATAGCCGTCATTGACGCACATGGAAAGGTACTGTTGAACACGCTGGTTAGACCATCAAAACCTATCCCGCCAGAGGCTACCGCAATCCACGGAATCACTGATGAAATGGTAAAGGATGCCCCAACATGGCCGGAGGTCAGCCCTCAGCTGTGCAGCTTAATCAGTGGAAAAACTATTGCGATTTACAATGCTGAATATGATATCCGCTTGCTTGAGCAAACGGATCGCATCTGGAAAGTAACGCCGAAAATTAGCGTAATGCCACAGATCGTATGTGCCATGCATGAGTATGCCGAGTTTTACGGCCAGAAAAGCGAGCGCGGCGGGTACAAATGGCAGAAGTTAACATCCGCCGCTGAGCAGCAAGGCGTCATTATTGAAGGAACGCCGCATCGCGCCCTTTCAGACTGCCTGACCACTCTCGGCGTGATTAAGGCAATGGCGGCCGGAAGTGATCGCCTCGCATCGCACGGAATTGCGGCACAAAAAGCTGTCGATATCCTTAACAGGTTATTGCAGGTAGACCACGCCGCGATTACAGCACTGGTCAATAACCGTGTCTTTTGCTCTGATAAATTGGCTAAAGAAACATCGGTTGGCTTTTATGATGGCTACTACCTCATAGGCATGGTGGGCATCATAAATGCTTTGGTTGCGCCCGACACCATCGGGGCAATTTATGACGACATGGTGCTGATCGGCTTCGAGATTGTCGATTCCAGCGTCGAAGGCGGTGACCTATGAACCGCCCAGCCCTGAAATGGCTGGGCAGCAAGGCCAGCATAATAGACACGCTGCGCCAGCACCTGCCAGCCGGAAAGCGGCTGGTTGAACCGTTCCTCGGCAGTGGCGCGGTGTTTCTCAACACCGACTATGAAAGCTATCTGCTGTGCGATATCAACAGCGATCTGATCAACTTCCACAACGTCGCCAAAAACCTGCCGGACGTCCTGATCCGCGAAGCGCGCAACTTGTTCAGGGAACACGCCAGCGAGGCCGGATATTACGCTGTACGCGCCGATTTCAATCTGCGCTGCGACAGTAATTTCCTGTACCGCGCCGCACAGTTTCTTTACCTGAACCGCCACGGCTTCAATGGCGTTTGCCGCTACAACCTGCGCGGCGAGTTTAATGTGCCGTTCGGTCATCGAAAAGCGCCCTATTTCCCCGAAGACGAGATCCGAGCTTTCTCTGAGAAGGCGCAGGCCACAAAGGCGATTTTCCTGTGCTGCGCATTCCAGGAAGCGATCAGGATGGCACAGGCCGGCGACGTAATTTATTGCGATCCGCCCTACATCCCGGCCAGCTCCACCGCCAATTTCACCAGCTACCACACCGACGGCTTTACCAGCGAACAGCAGAGAAAGCTGGCGCGCATGCTGCGCATTGCGGCAAAACGCGGCCGCAACGTCGTAGCCTCGAACAGCGAAACCGACGCCGCGCGGGAGCTGTATTCCGATTTCACCATCACCACCGCCACCGCACGCCGTTCTGTCAGCGCCAAAGCTGCCAGCCGCGCAACAGCTGGCGAGATCATCGCAACTTTGAAGGCATCAACCACACAATCCATGCCGCGAAATGAGGATGTTAACGCCGGCTGGGTGCAGAAATTATGAAGGTATCAGCATGAATAAGATTATGAATTTAATTGCAAATAAAATCATAGACATATTACGCGGAAGGCCTGCATTAAAGGTGGGTAACGTGTCTGTATGGGGGAGCTTTACCACTGATGAAAAAGAACGCCTACGCCAGCTTCTTTTAGATAGCCAAATCGCAAGAGTGGAAGACCAAAAATTAGAGGAACGCATCGCAGAACTGGAAAAGCGGCTGGCTACGCCGGTGCAGTTACAAAATTGTGACTTCGAGTCAGTAGCCATCATGGCCCATTGGTGCACAGACGAGCAGCTGGAAGCATGGGTGAAGGGCGTTGAACACGCCAAAAAGCAAATCCGCGCCGCTGGGTTCAAGGTCGAGGGGGATGCATGACACCAACCAAATCCGAAAGAAAGGTCAAGTTCAAGCCGGGGCAGGTGTTCTATACCTGCTGGCCCTACACGAACGAGGCGGGACGCGTGGAGATCACCATCGATGAATGGGAGGTTAGAACCATTCGTCGCAAGCGCAACAGCCAATCGCGGTTCGGGGTTAAGAAAGCATACGCGGACGATACACAGTATGTGAACCTCGTCCAGCGTGGCTCGTTGACGCAGGACAAAAAGGGGAACTGGCTAAAAAACATCCCGGCGTGTTGCCGCCACCAGTTCCCGGCCAGCGGGACACCACTGTCCAGTATGTTTACCACCCCGTTGCAGGCGCTCAAGTTTGCACTGACGGTGGCGGAAGGAGACGCGGAGCTGCGGGCGGTCAAATCGCGCATCACCAAGCTACGCAACGCCAAGAAGAAGGGGGATGCATGACACTAACGACTGAGCAGCTGAAGACGAGAATTGAGGCGCTGAGAAACTCAGCAAGCGGCATCGCGTCCACGTTTTCTGGGGATGCTGATGCACTGGAAGAGCTGTTGCGTTACCGGGAAGCGCAGCCGGTGTATCAGTACCGCATGCGAAACCCGTACAACAGACAGGTGACAGATTGGGAAACCATCAAGCCTGAACAGGTAGATTTCATCCTGAAGGAAACCATTGCGGCCAACGTTGAGTTTCGAATCATTGCCGCCCCGCCAGCGCCAGAAGTGCCGGATGGGTTCAAGCTTGTGCCGACAGTACCAACGCCAGAAATGATCGCCGCTGCTATGAACTGCGACGACGTGACCTTCATCAACCTCGAAGACTTCTGCGTTAACTTCGGCAACATCTACGCCGCCATGCTGGCAGCAGCACCTGAGGGCCGCTCAAATGATTAAAGTGAGCGATCTCTTTGCCGGTCTGGGTGGTTCATCTACCGGCGCAAAAATGGCAGGTGCTGACGTGGTTTGGGCTGGTAATCACTGGCCCGCCGCCGTCGAAGCCCATAAGGCGAATCATCCCGGCACAATCCACGTTTGCCAAGACCTGCACCAGGCTGACTGGTCAATGATGCCTCAGCACGATCTGATGATGGCCTCACCGTGCTGCCAAGGCCACAGCAAAGCACGCGGCAAGAAGGCAGGAAACCCGCAGCACGACGCCAGCCGTTCCACGGCGTGGGCGGTGGTATCTGCTGCCGAATTCCACAGAATGCCAAAAGTCATCATCGAAAACGTGCCGGAGTTCCTTCAGTGGGGGCTTTACCCAGCATGGGAAGCGGCGATGCAAGCCCTGGGATATTCTCTTGCGCCGCACATCGTGGATTGTGCTGATCTCGGTGTTCCGCAAAACCGCGTGCGACTGTTCATTATCTGCACCCGTAGCAAAAACCCACTGTTCCTGAAGTTACCAAAAGTGCCGCATGTGCCGGCCAGCACCTTTATCGACTTCGACGCCGGCAAATGGCAGCCGATTGAAAAACCGGGGCGCGCAGCTGCAACGCTGGAGCGCGTTAAAAATGGCCGCGCACAGTTCGGTGATCGTTTCCTTTTCAGCTACTACGGCAACACCAAAACAGGCCGCTCTCTTTCCCGTCCGATTGGAACGATCACCACGCGCGATCGATGGGCGGTTGTCGACGGCGATCGCATGCGTATTTTGACCCGCGACGAAAACTTGCTGGCAATGACGTTCCCGGAGGACTACATCAAACCCCCATCGCACAAGCTGTGCGTTCACATGGGAGGAAACGCCGTTCCACCGAAAGCCATGTGTGAAATTATCACTGCGTTGGAAGCGCAAGCGTGAGTAAAGCGTCACGCGGCCGCTATGAACCATCACCGCCGTTGCCATACCCTGGCAGCGGCGCGCCTGCTTTTGAATGGGCCTTTCCGTGGAACGCCCCACGCCAGGCAATCGATCCACCTGTAGACCTGCTGGCCGAAAGCAAGAAACAGACCGAAGAACAGATCGCCGCCACCCTGCGCGCGCATCATCTGCTTGAGCAACAGCCGCAACTGATCCAGCGCGATGTGCGTTACCACGTCAGCAGGTTGGAAGAATCCCAAGGTATCCGCCGGGGCAATGCGTACTTGACGAAAAACTTTGTCGAGCGCGTATTGCCACGGCTTGATCTCGTCAACGAGAAATACCGCATTTCAGAAAACAACATCGACGCCGATCTGTGCCAGCGGTTCAATCGGTTGCCAGATGCCAGCCGCGCCGACGTCGAGCTGTTAGCCAAGGATATCGCAATCACCATCAAGCGCGAGTTAAGCGTGATCGATGAAGATGCCGGCAGTGCTTCAGAGTTCCTGAGCGTGCTGGAGCTATACCTGGGCGCTGCCGCCCTGACCCGCCGATTCAAACAGACCCCGCCGCTATGGGATACCTATCAGTCTGACAGCGAAAAAATGACGGTCGAGAATACCGGGCCGGCGGTGCGGCGCATGCTGTCAGAAAACTGGTGGCTGCGCCGCCTGCGTCGGCATGCTGATCGATGGAAAGAGCACTTGCATATCGCGATCGGCCACGTCAGCAAGAAGGCGACGCCATACGCCAGCCGCCCAACGGTCGGAGACTGGCGGGAGCAGAAGCGGCGCACGCGCGAATTTCTCAAGTCGATGGAACTGGAAGACGACGAGGGCAACCGCATTTCGCTGATCGACAAATACGATCACAGCGTGGCGAACCCGGCGATCCGCCGTTGCGAGCTGATGGCGCGCATCCGCGGCTTTGAGAATATCTGCAATGAAATGGGCTTTGTGGGGGAGTTTTACACCCTGACGGCCCCTTCTCGCTTCCATGCCACCAACAAGCACGGCCACCGCAATAAAAAATGGCGCGGAGCCAGCCCGGACGAAACGCAGCGCTACCTGCGCGGCGTCTGGGAGCGCGCCCGCGCCAAGCTGCACCGCGAAGACGTTCGAATTTTTGGGATCCGCGTGGCCGAGCCGCATGCCGACGGTACGCCGCATTGGCATATGTTGCTGTTCATGCGTCCTGAAGCCGTGGAGCAGGTGCGCAATATTCTGCGCAGCTACGCCTGCGAGGAAGACGCCGGCGAGCTGTACAGCGAGCGCACCAGAAAGGCCCGTTTCCACGCTGAAGCCATCGACGCCGAGAAAGGCAGCGCCACCGGCTACATCGCTAAATACATCAGCAAAAACATCGACGGTTACGCGCTGGACGGCGAGCTTGACGACGACAGCGGCAAAGAGTTGAAGGAAGTCGCCCCGGCCGTGTCTGCCTGGGCGGCCCGTTGGCGTATTCGTCAGTTTCAGTTTATCGGCGGCGCGCCGGTAACGGTTTATCGTGAGTTGCGCCGCATGGCCGATCATGAAACCGCCGTCGGCCTCAGCGTCGAATTCGCTGCCGTGCACGATGCTGCCGACTGCGGGAAGTGGGCGGAGTACGTCAACGCCCAGGGCGGGCCGTTTGTCCGTCGCGATGATCTGGTCGTGCGCACCTACTACGAGCCGGCAGAAACGCCAAACGATTACGGCGAAGACGTGATCCGGATCCGTGGGGTGTTCTCTCCACCGGTCGGCATCGACACGCCAATCATCACCCGCACGACAGAATGGAAGTTTGTGCCGGCGCGTGCCGTTGACCTGGCCGTTGACCTTAAGGGCGCGCCTGCGCCCTCTCGGAGTTCTGTCAATAACTGTACGGCATCGCCGGAAAGGTTAAAAACCAAACAGCCACCGGAGCCACCGCCACCACCTGAAAACCTCAATTTTGAGCAATTAACCGACAAAGAGCGGCGGTTGTTGCTCCGGCGGATACGCAGCGAATCGCCAGAAAGAGTGAAAAACCCATACGCGGCAGTCGCCGAGGGCTTCGCCTTGCCTGATGAAGGGGATTATCTGCCCCAAATCCGGGCAAAACAGCCAGATCCAGACAGCCTGGCACGCTGGCGCGAACAGATTCGCCAGGAACAGCAGCAGCGCGCGCTGGCGTATTTCTACCTGGGCGACATTCAGGATGCGGCAGCTGACAGACCGGCGGGCGCGAGCGAGGGGATCGGCACACTCCGCCGGCCACTCAGTCCGCAGGAACGCCGGATAGAAAGCTTCGCTGAGTCGATAGGCTTCAGCCTGGACGACAACATTTTGAAGGCGGCGGCCAAAGGAGCAGCGGTGATCGTTGATGGGAAGCGATATAGAGCACAGGCGGATGGCTGTTTGTACCTCGACAGGAAACCGCAGACACCTAACCCTCAACAGCGCCTAGCGGAGCTGTGGAAAAAGCAAGTACCAAGCCAAACACAGTTAATTGGTAAACGCATACGGAAAGAAAATGGGATAGGCCCATCCCTGAAATTAACCAGGGAACAGCAGCACAAAGCCTTAATTGAAAGGGCTGAGCAACAGTATTTCGCATCGCTAAAATCGGAGGAATAGTATGACTACATCGGCAGAACGTAAACGCAGCCAGCGCCAGCGCGACAAGGCCAACGGCATCACCACGATCACTCTGCGCGTCGATAGCCAGGAAATGGCGATGATCATGGAAGGTTGCCAGCAGCGCCGGATCGCGAGGGAACCTTACGAGGTGACGGAATACCTGATCGGCCTCATACGACAAGACAACAAGCTGTTGCAGAAACAGCTGGCCGAGCTGCGTAAAAGTAGCTGTGGGAAATGCGGCGACACGTTGCCGGGCGATCCGGGCGGGTGCTGCATGCAAGGCGATTCGCAATGCTGGCAGACCACCGGCTACAAGAAGCTGATGCTGACAACGCTGTAGAACCTTCGCCAGTCGAGATTAGCAGTACCGGAGAAATGACGCAACCAGAATGAATGAATATTCACAAAAATGAATAGCCACAGCCCGACGACATAGAACCCCCCATATTACCGCCCCCACCTAAGCGCCCATACGCCACACAGCGAGGCGCTTTTTCTTTGCACCAACGATCGCACATCAAATCTGATCACCTCGCAGCGATGCGCAGGTGAATGCGGTGCGGGGTTTGCGGGGGATAGGCAGGAAAAACGATCCCCATCGATCCCCTGTTCCGTGCCGTCCCCCCCGCCCCCACGCTGCATGCTTAACAATTCACTTTTTATGCAGTAGGAAAAAGGCGCTAAAGCCTTGTCTGGTGCGGTTTTGAGGGGTGATTAGGTATGCAATGAACTATGCGGATTGTTGCACTTAGGATATGCGGCGTTTTTTTGGCAAAGAATCACTTTCGATCTCTGCAAAAAACGCGTTTGCGGGTTGAGTGCCGACATTGAGCATGGCGGGCGACTTGGCGTTATCCTGCCACGTCACATTTTAATTTTCAACAGCCGTGTGACGCGACATTTTAATGAAAAAAAACGCCTGTGACATGTCACAATAGCGCACGGATAAAGAATGCGATATGAATAGCGCCGCATAAGAATGCAAAAACCGCCTTTCGGCGGTTCACATTACACACATCAAGCAACTAACTTAATAAGCTATTAACTTATTGGTCATTCTTGAGCAGTTCATACGGATTGAAGCTGATCACTTCCTCCCCTACCCAGTCGTTTAGCTCGCAAAGGCGCTCCTGCAACGGGGCCAGCTCATTAATCGCAAATACCCGCGCGGCCTTTTCCACATCCCCGAATCCGCCGGTGTTATTCGGCAAAATCCCCATCAACTGCGGCGGAGTGCGCTGGGACGCTAACTGATCGTCGCGCGTCACGTTCTTGATGTTCAAAAACTCATCTTTCGCTGCCACTTCGGCGAGCGGGATCAGCTGCAAGCCGTCCGGCTTACCGCCCGGCGCATACATGAACAGATTGCGGAAGTTGCCCGGCCCTTTCGATTCCTTCAGCGCTTTGCGCAGGTTGTCGATATCCTCCTGTTTATGCGCGGCATCGTTCATGTACAGGATAAAGCCGGCATGGCTGCCGTTAAGGTAGTATTTCCGGCGAAACAGCGTTGCCGCCTCGTTCAGCCAGATGGAGTTAAGCGAGGAAAGATATTCAGGAACGCCGTAGATCTCCTGATTAATGTCTGGGTCAAGCAGGTGGAAAATGGTGCCATCTTCAAACTGATGCGGCTCCGCCCACGATTGCACGAACCAATAAGAATCAGTATTGACGCCACGGCGGGTATATTTCGCCAGGCTGGGAACCAGCTTCATTATCCCGCCGAGGCGGTTGTAACGCGACTCCATAAAGCTGTTGCCGAACACCATGAAATCCTGCGCATAGCGGCTGAAATCCTGCTTTGACAGCAGCCGGTGGGGCTTGAACATGCTCACTAAGATGTTGCGCTTCATCGTGATCGGTGAACTGTGATGAACAGCCGCGCGGAACGTCTTCGCCAGGCCGTTGAACGAGATAGGCGGTTCATACCAGCGATCGACAACGCAGCACTCCAGATAATCCAGAATTTCGCGCCGATCCAGCATCGGGATCGGGTCGCCGAAGGTAAACGCCTCGACGTGCTGCGCGCCAGTCTGTTTTTGTGTCGTTGGCTGGGCGTGCTTGCGGCCCCGGTTGCGCTTGCTCATTTAGTAGATCTCCATAAAACCTGTATTGCTACCGGTTGCCCCTTCGAGCGGTTCATTGAATAAGGCGTGCATGACGGCCCAGGCCACATCGCCGTGGCTGACGCCTTCGGCGCGGCTGGTGACATAGGTTGCCCGGCGGCCGGTGGCCGTCATTTGCTTGCGGATGGACATAAACGCCTGAGCGATATCCAGCGCGCCGGCATCAAATTCCAGGCGGCCGGAGCGGATCACGTCGCGGGCCTTTAGAACGAGGTCGGTTTTCATTTCCAGGCTGTAGTTGATGGCGTTCACCGCAGGGAAGAATTGGCGCACCAGTTGCGACACCGCGCGGCCCAGGCCGGTGTTGTCGATACCGATATAGCTCACGTTGTAACGTTCGGTCAGCGCCTTGATGTTGCGGGCCTGCGCCGCAAAATCCATCCCGCGCCACTGATGGCGCTCCAGTACCCGGAATTTCCCGCCGGCAACCAGCGGCGGCAGGATGACCGCGCACCCGGCGCTGTCGCCATCTTCAGAGCTGGCAGGGTCATAACCGATCCAGACTTCGCGCGACGCTACCGGGCGCAATGCAAACGGCTTGACGTCCGTCCAGTGCTCCCAGCTGTCCACCATGCAGCGCTGCATTTCACCCATCGGGAATACAGACGATGTATCGTCGATGAAGTTACACATGAACAGGTTGTCAAAATCTTCATCGCTGTTTTCCTCCCGCAGCTCGTCGAGGTCGAACAGGTCGCAGCCGCCGCGCAACGCATCTTCAATGGTGACGATCTGGCGGAATTGCTTGTCCTCGCAGAGCACGCCGCCGGCCAGGCGTTTATAGCTAACGTCAATTTCACGGCGGCGATCCTTGGATTTGCCCTTGTTGAACAGCGTGCCATTCCAGAATGAATAGGCCTCATGCGTCATGCTCGACGGGGTGGAAAAGTAGGTCGACCGGTAGCGGGTTTGCGACGCCATACCCGATGCGGCGCGGCGCAGTTTCTTGAAGCCGGGGATCCAGAAATATTCATCCAGATACAGATTGCCGGGCCGGCCCTGGGCGGTGTTGGAGTTGGTGCCGAGGAAATGCAATTCCGCCGCGTTTGGCAGGATGATGGTTTCCCCGCGCAGTTCCACATCGACCTCTTGCGCAAAGGCGGTGATGTAGTTTTTGAACTGGTGCGCCTGCGCCTTGGATGCGGAAACAAACATCTGATTGCGGCCCGTGTCCAGGGCGTCGATCAGGGCTTCGCGTGCAAAATAGTACGTCGCGCCGATCTGGCGCGATTTCAGGATGTTGCGGATACGAAAATCTTTTGACAGCCCCGCCTCATACCAGCGCCGCTGATAGGCAAACATCTGTTCGAGAAAGATTTCTTTCAGCCGGGCATGCTGTTCGTCGGTGAAAACGTTCTTTTGCGTGCGCCGGCGCGGCCCGGCGTTTCGGCTCTCGATGTTGGGATTGAGATCGGCCTCATTGCCGCCGCCGTTGTATTTGCCGATGCGCGCGTGCCGTTCCGCCTGGCGCGCCAGCAGGTCAATTTCCTTGAGGTCGCGCCCTTCTTTCTCCGGCTTCAGTATCAGCTGGCAATAGCGGGCGGCGGTGGTGATCTGCATCTGATCGAGCGGGCCGTAATCGTCCCACTTGTCGCGGCGTTTCCAACTGTGTACCGTGACGGGATTCTCCCCGATCATTTCGGCGATGCGAGTGACGCGAAGCCCCTGCCAATACAGGTACATGGCCTGACGGCGGGGATCAAGATCGGTGCTGATAGTAGTAGCGCTCATGCTTTATCGGCCTGAATTTCAACGTTTCAATACCGAAAGGCTACCTACGCGCCACAACCAACACCCCTAAAGCGCCTTGTGCCATCGACCACACAAAGCCGCCGCGTTGTCCCGCCATCCCGCCCCAGCCAACATAGGCCAAACACGGCCAATCCCGGCCCATCTGCTGACTGATCGGGGCTTACCCATGCCAATATCAAAATTTTTCCGCGTCGCCGTTGAAGGCGCGACCAGTGACGGCCGCAAAATCGAACGCCGTCATATCGAAGAAATGGCGGAAACGTTCTCGCCTGCATTCCGCCCGGCGCGCGCCAACCTTGAGCACTACCTGAGCATTTTCCCTGACAGCACCTTTAAAGCCCAAGGCGACGTCGTCGCGTTGAAGGCGCAGGAAATCACCTCCGGCCCACTGAAAGGCAAGCTGGCGCTGCTGGCGCAGGTCGATGCGACGGATGGACTGGTGAAGCTGAACAGCGATCGGCAAAAAATTTACACCAGTATCGAGTATTACCCGCAATTTGCCGACACCGGCAAAGCCTACCTAACCGGGCTGGCGTTTACCGACAATCCGGCGTCACTGGGTAGTGAATCCATGAAATTCACCGCCAACAAACTGGCCGAAACCAGCGGATTGCACTTCGGGGCGATGGAAGAAACCGTGATGGAATTTGACGCGCCAGAAACCGACAAACCGAACCTTCTGACCCAAATCAAGACCATGTTCAGCAAAAAACAGCACTCCGATGACGGCCGTTTTTCCGACGTTCATCAGGCGGTGGAATTTGTCGCAGAACGCCAGCAAGGGCTTGAAACCAAAATCGAAGCATTTTCCGGCCTGAAAACCACCGTCGAATCGCTGGAAAGCCAGCTGAAAGACGCGAAAACCGAGCTTTCCGAGCTGAAAAGCACCCTCAGCACGTCTGACCGCTCCACTCACCGCCGCGACCTGTCTACCGGCGGTGGCGATAACGTCTTAACCGACTGCTGACGGACTGACGGCGAAAACAGGCACCGCATCGACATAAACGACCGGAACAAGGAATAATCAATGAAACCGAATACCCGCAAGCAATATAAAATGCTGCTGAGCCAGGTCGCAAACCTGAACCACATCGAACCTGAAGACGTAGCCGCAACATTCACCGTTGATCCGACGGTAACGCAGCGCCTGGAAGACAAGATTCAGGATAGCAGCGGCTTTCTGAAGAAGGTCAACATCATTCCTGTTGACGAGCAAAGCGGCTCTAAAGTCGGCCTGGGCATTGACCGCCCTGTCGCCAGCACGACCAACACCGACGACAAAGAACGTGAGCCGGTAGATCCAACCAGCCTGGACGAAGTGGGCTATGTGTGTACCCAGACCAACTTTGACACGGCCCTGAAATATTCCAAGCTGGACGCCTGGGGTAAATTCAAAGACTTCCAGATCCGCATTCGCAACCAGATCGTGAAACGCCAGGGCCTCGACCGCATCATGATCGGCTGGAACGGCACCAGCCGCGCCAGAACGTCGGATATCACCGTCAACAAGCTGTTGCAGGACGTTAACATCGGCTGGTTGCAGAAAGTCCGCAAGGGTGCGCCAGAGCAGGTGATGGATAAGGTACTGGGCGAAGACGGCAGCGTTGTGTCGGAAAAAATTCGCATCGGCACCGATGGTGACTATCACAACCTGGATGCATTGGTTATGGATGCCGTCAATGAGCTGATCGCCGCTTGGTATCAGGATGACACCGAACTGGTCGCCGTTGTCGGCCGTTCCCTGTTGGCGGATAAATATTTCCCGCTCGTCAACCAGGAGCAGCCAAATACCGAGTCTTTGGCCGCCGATATCATCATCAGCCAGAAGCGGCTGGGCGGCTTGCAGGCGGTTCGTGTTCCGTTCTTCCCGGACAACACCATTTTCATCACCCGACTGGATAACCTGTCGATCTACTGGCAAGACGGCACCCGCCGCCGCCACATCATCGACAACCCGAAACGCGACCGCATCGAAAACTACGAGTCCGTCAACGAAGCCTATGTCGTTGAAGACTACGAGGGCGTGGCGCTGATCGAAAATATCCAGATCCTGAAAGCGAAAGCCCCAGCGCCAACCGGCCAGCAGCCAGAGCAGCAGCCAACGGAAAACCCGGAGGGCTAATCCATGAGCAGCCCGGCACGCAGACACAAGCACTACATTGCCGCGCAGCAGTCCGCCTCACTGGATGAGGCGGCCAGCCTGAGCCATCTGGGCAACTATGACCTGCTGCTGTTCAAGATGCAGCAGGATCTGGCGCGGCTGAGCGGCGTCGAGTCCCACGAAACCAAAGCCGAGTTGAAGCGCGGCATGCTGCCTACTTACATGCCGTGGGTAGCCGGTGTGCTGCAAAGCGACGCAGGCCGGCAGGATGCGATCCTGATGCGCGTGCTGGTCTGGTTTCTGGATATTGGCAACCTGGAATATGCCCTTGATATCGGCGAGTACGCCATTCGGCACGATCTGGTTGCGCCCGACGGTTTCGACCGCTCGACCAGTTGCCTGCTCGCTGAAGAGATCGCAGCCGCTGCACAGCGCGATCTTTCCGCCGGCCGGCCACTGAACACGGCGCAGCTGCAACGCGCGCATCAACTGCTGGCAAATCAGGACATGCCCGATCGGGTGAAAGCCCGCCTGTTCAAGTTTGTTGGCTATGCATTGCGACAGGACGGCGACGCCGTGCTGGCACTGGACATGCTGAAAAAAGCCCTGCTGAAAGATGAAAACTCCGGCGTAAAAACGGATATCAAGCAGCTGGAAAAAGTCATTCAGGCAGGAAGTTAACCGAATCGCCCCCGGCGAGGGCGGCACGGGAGCCGCGACAGGTTTAAACCGCATCAACGCTCCCGTCCACCGCCCACCTATAGGAAGACGTATGGTCAGCATCGCAATAGAACCCGCACCCGGCGACAAGAAACCCAGCAACGCGCTGGAAATCGACATCGCCAAGCAGCCGACGCCGCCGGCCAGCACCGTCATCAAAAATACGGAATTTTGGCCGGATATCGACCTGAAACAGTACCGCGAAGACATGCGGCAGGACGGCACCATCACCCAGCCGCGTCTGCTTGAGGCGGCGCGGAACGCCATCAACGAAGTCAACGATCGGCTGGCAGGCTGGCGCAAGCAGCAACAGCGCGCGGGCTACAGCGAACTGGAACAGGTTCCCGCCGATCACCTGGACGACGAGAGCACCCGCGTGCAGCTTTATCGCCGCGCCGTGTTCTGCCTGACTCAGGCCAGCGTTACCGAGCGTTTTCGCAGCTTCGACGCCACGGCATCCGGTTCAAAGCGCGCCGACGCTATCGAACCGTCGATCGATGATCTCCGCCGCGATGCAGATTGGGCCATCAATGACCTGCAATCGCTGCCGCGCATGACGGTAGAGTTGATCTGATGAAGGTCTATGCGCACCAGGGCGACACCGTTGATGCGCTGTGCCAGCGCTACTACGGCAAGACGCAGGACGTGACCGAGCAAGTATTGCTGAATAATCCAGGTCTGGCAGACCAGGGGCCGATATTACCGCACGGCTACCCGGTCGACATGCCGGACATTGTTCAATCCGAATCGGTTCAGACCATGCAACTGTGGGATTAATCCCAGCGCGGGAGGTGGAGAATGAAAATCATGACTGAAAAGATTGCTGCCGGTATTAACTACTGCATTGCCGGCAGCTTATGCACTGGCGGGCTGGTCGACTGGTTTCGCCACGTTGACTGGAATCAGGTTGCGGTGATTGGCGGCTTTCTCCTGGGCCTGATCACCTATCTCACGCAGACCTATTTCGACTGGCGGCGCACGCGGGCCTACGAGAAAGGCGTCGACGCCGGGATCATTACCGAGCCGCCGACGAAACGCGGGCTTTTCAATAAGGAAGCCGAATAATGTCACCTGCCCTGCGGAAAAAGTTGTTTGGTGCGGCCGGCACTGGCGCGCTGGCGATCGCCACGTTGATGATCCCAGAGCTTGAGGGCGTCAGATTTGAACCCTATCGCGACGTGGCCGGCGTGCTGACCGTATGTTACGGCCACACCGGGGCCGATATCGTGCCGGGCAAGCGCTACAGCCAGGCGGAATGCAAGGCAATTCTGGACAAAGACCTGGTCCCCTTTGCGCGATCGGTCAATCGTTCGGTAAAAGTGCCGGCGTCGGAGTACCAGAAAGCCGCCCTGATCAGTTTCAGCTATAACGTGGGCGTCAGCGCCTTTGAGCACTCGTCCCTGCTGCGCAAGCTGAACGCCGGCGACTATGCCGGCGCATGCGACGGCCTGCGCCAGTGGATTTATGCCGGCGGTAAGCCGTGGAAAGGCTTAATGAATCGCCGCGATATTGAACACGAGGTCTGCACCTGGGGGCAGAAATGACCCGCCTGGCCGCCTGCGCCACGCTGATCGCGCTTTGTGCGCTGGCGTTTCTGGTTTACAGCAATCAGGGGCTGCGCCAGGAACGCGAAACGTTGCAACGCGACAACAAGAGACTGGCCGGCCAAATCGAGTGGCAGAATAAAACGCAAATAGCCGTTGCCACTATCGACGAAAACCGAAGCCGAGAGCTGACCGATGCAAAAAATAAAATTGATGATCTGCAACGCGATGTTGATGCTGGCCGCCGCCGGCTGCGCCTCAACGCCTCATGCCCGACCTCCGGCACCGCCGGCATGGTTGATGCAACCGCCGCCCGACTTACTGACGCCGCTCAACGGGATTATTTCACCATCAGAAAGCGAATAGAAACCGCCAATAGCCAGATCGCCGGGCTGCAAGACTACATTCGCGACGTCTGCCTGACGCAACCGTAGGAGCTGCCATGTTAAAACCTGACTCCCTGCGCGCCGCCCTCGGCGACGCCGTCAACCACATCAGAGAAAACCCTGATTTCCTGCATATTTTTATTGATAAGGGCACGATTTACAGCACCTTCGCCCCATCGCTGTCGTTTGAGTATCAATACACCCTCAACATGATCGTGACCAACTACGCCGACGACGCCAATCTGTTGATCGTCCCTATTCTGCATTGGCTACGCACCAATCAGCCGGACATTATGGCGAACCCGGACAAGCGCGGCGACGGATTCACCTTCGAGGCGGATTTCTTGAATAACGGGGTGAGGGATATCAGCATTGATCTGAAACTGACGGAGCGCGTGATCGTCAAAGAAGAGAACGGCAAGCTGCACGTCAGCCACGTCGAGGAACCGCCACCGCCGCCGAACAACGTCACCGAGTTTGAAATCTGGATGCAGGGCCGGAAGGTGGCAGCATGGGCCGCTTAGACGATTTCCAGACGCTGGACGATACCCTTTCTGTCTTGCTCCAACAGCTTTCCCCGCAGTCGCGTCGCGTATTCACCCGCCAGGTGGCGAAAGAATTGCGCCAGCGCCAGCAAAAGCATATCCAAGAGCAAAAAAACCCGGACGGATCCCCCTACGTCCCGCGCAAGAGCAAGCGCCGGGACAAACAGGGCCGCATCCGCCGCAAGATGTTCACGCGCCTGCGCACCGCGCGCTTTATGAAAACGGAATCCGGCCCAGATGAAGCCGCCGTCACCTTCGCCGCCGGCGTGACGAATTTGTCCGCCGTCCACCATTACGGCCTGCGTGATAAAGTCAGCCGGAACGGCCCGACAGTACGTTATGAGCGCCGGCAACTGCTCGGCTTTACTGACGACGATATCGAATGGATCAAGGATCTGGCCCTGACCCATATAGCCAAATAACCATACCCCCGCCGCCTTGTGCCATCGCTGACACAAGGCGCATCACATGCCCCCCGCGCCCGCACGCGTCACACTGGCGGTATGAATGCAATCCTCACTGAACTACGCCGCCGCCTGGCTAACATTGTGCGCATCGGCACCGTGTCCGACGTGGATACGGCGAAAGGCTTATGCCGCGTATTAACCGGCGCAAATGAAACCGACTGGCTGAACTGGCTGACGCTGCGCGCCGGCCGGGTGCGATTCTGGTCGGCACCGTCGGTGGGCGAACAAGTGATCGTGTTGAGCATTTTCGGTGAACTGACCACCGGCTTTGTGCTGCCGGCTGTGTTCTCCGATCAGCACCCTGCGCCATCCGCTTCACCTGACGCCGTCCGCATTGATTTTCCCGACGGCGCAGTCATTGAGTACGAGCCGGAAAACAGCACGCTAACGGCGCGCGGCATGAAATACGCCGATATCCAGGCCGCTGAGAAAATCAGCGCCACGTCAAACGTCGTCGTCGTTACCGCCGGCCAGATGATCACGCTGGATGCGCCCGTCGTGGAATGCACCAACAAGCTGATCGCCGGATCGCTGCTGCTGAAGTACGGCGGCGAGATGTACGGCAACATCACCCACACCGGCGGAGGCTTTAACTCCAACGGCGTGATCGTCCATCTGCATTATCACGGCAACGTGCAGAACGGCGGCGGCAACACCGGGGGGCCAGCATCATGATGTATCTCGGCATGAACCGTAACAGCGGCGAGGCTATCAGCGAGATCGACCACATCCGCCAGTCTGTCAGCGACATTTTGGTCACCCCCGTCGGTAGCCGCGTCATGCGCCGCAAATACGGTTCGCAGCTGTCGGCCCTGATCGACCAGCCGCAAAATCCGGCGCTCAAGCTTCAGATGATGGCCGCTGTTTATGGTGCGGTGCTGCGCTGGGAAGACCGCATATCCCTGACCGCCGTCAACATCACATCGAACATGGACGGGGAAATGGTTGTTGACCTGGTCGGCAACCGAACCGATACCGCCGGCCGCGTTCAATTTTCATTACCGATCAGGGGGCAATAATGGCGACGATTGACCTGAGTCAGCTACCCCGCCCCAATGTCATTGAAGAACTGGACTATGAAACGCTCTTTGATGCGCGTAAAGAGCGATTGATCAGCCTGTACCCGGAGGAAGAACGGGAAGCAGTGCGCCGCACGCTGGGCTATGAGTCCGAGCCGATCGTCAAAGTCCTGCAAGAATCAGCATACCGCGAAGTGCTATTGCGCCAGCGCGTCAATGAGGCGGCGCAGGCCGTTATGGTGGCATACGCCATGAATAGTGACCTCGACCAACTGGCCGCAAACAACGATGTGAAGCGACTGGTGATCGATCAGGGTGATCCGGGTGCTGTCCCACCCGTACCGCCGACGATGGAAAGCGATGCCGACCTGCGCCAGCGCGTCCCAGCCGCGTTCGAAGGTATGAGCGTCGCCGGCCCGACTGGGGCCTATGAATTTCATGCGCAGAGCGCTGACGGCAAAGTCGCCGACGCCTCGGCGATCAGCCCTGCGCCGGCAGAAGTCACCATCAGCGTGCTATCCCGCGACGGCGACGGCACGGCATCGCCGGAACTGCTCGCCGCCGTCAGCACGGCGCTGAATGACGAGGAAGTCCGCCCGGTGGCCGACCGCCTGACCGTGCAGTCTGCAAAAATTGTTAACTATCAAATTGATGCAACGCTCTACGTTTACCCTGGCCCGGCGATTGAGCCGATCATGGCCGATGCCGAACTGCGTCTAAAAAACTACATCAACGAGCAGCGTCGGCTGGGCCGCGATATTCGCCTATCCGCCATCTATGCCGCACTGCATACCCAGGGCGTGCAGCGCGTTGAACTGGCCGCGCCGCTCGCTGACGTGGTGCTTGATCGTACCCAGGCCGCCAACTGCACCGATTACCACATCAGGCTCGGCGGTTCAGATGAATAGCCTGTTGCCACCTGGTTCATCGCCGCTTGAGCGGCGCGCGGCGGAGGCTTGCGCCGGTATCAGCGATCTGAACGTCCCGCTGCGTGACCTGTGGAACCCAGCGCGCTGCCCGGTAAAGTTTTTGCCCTATCTGGCCTGGGCGTTTTCGGTAGACCGGTGGGACGAAAAATGGACGGCGGCAGAGAAGCGCAAGGCCGTGATGGATGCCTTTTACATTCATCGCCGCAAGGGAACGGTTGCCGCCATCCGGCGTGTCATTGAGGCAATGGGCTATTCAATGACGATCGCCGAGTGGTGGGAGGTCGCCGACCCGCGCGGCACGTTCCGCCTAACAATCGACGTGAACGACGTCGGGATCACTGACGAAATCGTCCAAGAGCTGGAGCGCCTGATTGGCGATGCCAGGCCTGTCAGTCGACATATGGCAGGCATCAACATTATTGTTAATGCGACCGGGATGTTGAATGTGGGTGTTGCCAGCTATGAGGGGGATATTGTCGATATATACCCGGCCGGATTTATACCAGAAAGAGCAATTTATTACGATGCATCCATTCATTATGACGGCAATTATCATTATACCGGGGTAGCAAATGAGTAACATTAATGAGGTGTCGCGATGGGAGCCAACCATTGATCAGGTCGATGATAGCGACCGTGTCAAAGGCGGGGAATCTGGCGTAATTAATATTCAAGCGGCGCAATTAGCCGCGCGAACAAATTACCTCAAAAACCTGTTTGATACGCTAATGGGGATGGTTACCCTGGGCGAAGGGCCGTATACATCAGTAGAACAGGCTCAAGCCGACATTGACCGCGGAAAAATCCCCGAAGCGATGAAATTCAGCGTGCGTTCTGTCATTTCCGGGCATTGGGTTGATGAATATTCAAATGCTGGCGGGGTCGCAACCCCAACAGGCGAATTCCTGCCGTCCGGCGAAAGCATTATTTCCGCGCTGGGTAAAATAGATGCGACAAATCAGCGCGTAGACGGAATGATGCGATTAGCAGACGAATCCCCCCTTCTCAGCTCAGACGAATATATGTGGGGAGTCAGTAGCGCCGCAGGCACTCGTGATATCGGCATGGCGCTGGATAAGGATTGGGGCCTGATGCTGGCAGAGCTGCCGCGTGCCGTGCAGGAATATCTTGTCAACATGTTGCCGGAATCGCTCTCAAACCGATACTCCGGCGTGCGTTGGGCCGTCGGCGAAGGCACCACCGGTGAGCTGGTTTTGCTGGATAACGGCGATTTCTACATCCCCGGTGTGGCGCTCCCCCTACAGGACGCGCTGGGGCAATCGTCAGCGCAGGTAAAATCGCATAACGGTACCCCTGCGCTATTTTGGAATGGCGTACCCGTCTGGACTGAAAAGCCGGTCATTTCAGCCAATAAAATGACCGAGTCGGGTTGCGTTTTTTCATACCAAAACGCAGACGGCAGCACGGGGGCGGGCTTATTGTTCGTGCCAAGTATTCGCGAAATCCCCGTATCTGCCGCCTATATTCTGCTTTACATCTGCCTGGGGCAAAGCCTCGGCGCGGCGTATGACAAACCCGGCAAGGACATCCGCATTGTGGGGGCTGACCCGGAGTTGCGCGGGCGCTGCCTGTCACCGGCCGGCCGCGCGGACGGCAATAGCGGTAGCTGGAGCCAGCGGGATTTAGAGCGCACAACGGATATGGCCTATAACAAAGACCGTCAGGGGCACAATATTCCGCTCGCAAATGGGCTGATGTACGAAATGCGCGATGCAGGCATGAATCTGCCGACGATTATCAACGCGCCGTGCAACGCGGGCGGGCAGCCATTTTCAGGAATATCCGCAGGTACCCCGGCATACATCAAAAGCATGAAAATGGTGGAATACATCACGGCGTTTGCTGCTGGCGTAGGAAAGCCCGTCAATGCGGATTTTGTTCTTTTTGAGCACGGGGAAACCAATAACGATAACGGCAGTTGCCGTAATCCCGGCGACTATGATGCGCTAATGACGCCCTACATGGATGATTCCATACCAGCCTTTAAGGCGATAACGGGGCAGCAGAACGACATTTGTATTGTTGTCGGGCAGGTCGGTAGCAGAATAAACACGAAAGCCGGCGCGGTGGACGCAGAGGGGAACCCGACGGGCGAGACGGTGATCGTGCAACCGTATTCCGTAGCCGCTGTTGATCAAATGACCTATGTCAGACGAAACGCGAACGCCATCATGTATGGCAGTAAATACATGTTAAATCACCTGTTTAGCGATGGATCATTATCGCATCTGAATGAAAATGGAAAGGTCATTCAGGGGGAAATGATTGAAAAGGCAATTTTCTGGCATTTATACGACAACAACAAAAAGGGAACATGGGCAGGGAATCGCGTAAAAAAAATAACCATCACGGATAACATTATTGATATTGAGCGTGATGTGCCATTCCCGCCGCTGGTCTTCGACACGGCGATGTTGGGTGACTGCGAAAATTACGGACACTCATTAGAGAAAGAATCCGCAATTATTGAGCGCGTAGATATCATTGATGAAATAAAGGTCAGACTGACGCTAGATAAAGCGCCATCGCCTACAGATCATCTATTGATTGGATTTAATAACAGGTCTCAATCGGAAAATGGTTATGTTTATCCTCGGACGTGTGTCAGAGACTCGTCGCCGTGGGTTTCCAGGTATGTAAAACAAAATGATGACGCATTCCCTATTTACAATTGGGCGGTGCTTGAACGCATCCCGCTAACAGGAGAGCTATAGCATGGCGATAATTAATAACACGCGCTCACCGTATAACGGAAAGCGGAAGGGGTTCGACCTCAGCCCATATATTCTGAGTCCCGAGCAGCTTTACGCCGCGCACAAAGCCCGCGTTCTGGCGGACGGGGGCGTTATTTTCGATGAAGCGGGTTGCCTGGCACGCTTTGAAATGCTGGTTGCCAATGCGATTTATCAAAGGGTGATGCTGGCTATCAATCCGATGTTCGGCGTTAAACTTGCTGCGGATGGCGTCTCTGTTCTAAAGGTTTACGGCCTGCGCGGCGATGACTTTATTGCCGTCAAACAGCAGCTCGATACCCCACCGGCGCAGGAGCTGCCACTGTTCGATCGTAATAGCCGGTCGATTCGCGTGAAGGTGGCGGCGTATGCCGGCGGGTACCTGCGCAGCGAGCACGCGCAAACAATCCAGCATGGCGATACGAACACATACGCAATTTCAATGCTGGCGATGGATACCGACCCAATGGACTCCGTCGGCCTGACGGCGGGGTTAAGCCTGGCTAATTTAGGTTTGGCCTATATGCGCGTGATCGCAAGCCCGTATTCAACCGGCATTCGCGAAGCCTGGCGCTACGGCACCCGCGCCAGCAATTTTGTCAATCAAGGCAGTCCAGGCGCGGCGATCACTGTGGCTCGCGAACCGTACGAAGCCTATATCCCCTCGGCAGCGTATTTTGATATTGCGGCGGGTACGATCACTGCGTTTGAAAACGGTGACGAAAAAAATACGGCGCAGTCGCCGACCGGAGCGCTCGCATCGTTGCGTGATGCAGGATTTGTTTATGTGGGCAATGTCATGTTCGACGTGAAGCAGGGCAGCGGATTCATGCAGAGTTGCGACGGCTCCTTCAGGGATTTCACGTTACTGACGGGTGCATCCCGGCGCGATGCTGAAGTTTTATCACGGATTAGCTAGGGGGACGCATGCCGCAGTATATCAGCATCATTACCGATGTGGGCGCGAACAAAATTGCAGCAGCAGCGGCAAATGGCGAAAAAATCAATATTGCTCATGCCGCGGTTGGCGATGGTCTTGGCACATCACCGACACCGGAGCCGGGGCAAACGGAATTACTCGGCGAACGGTATAGAACGCCGATTAACGCACTACGGATTGATGACCGCGCCCCTAATCAGATCATCGCAGAAATGACGATACCGGCCGCCATCGGCGGGTTTTGGTGTCGCGAGGCAGGGGTATTTGACGATACCGGCGCCCTCATTGCCGTCTGTAATCTTCCGCCGTCGTACAAACCAACGTCGGCAGAAGGCTCGGGCAGAATTCAGACAATCAGAATAGTGATAGCAGTCAGCAGCACTGCGGCCATTCAGCTGATTATCGATCCGACGGTTGTAACGGCCACCGTCGAATACGTTGACAAAAAAGTTAAAGCGGTTGAGAACAGAGCAGACAATGCCTACGCGCTGGCAGAAAGCAAAGCGGCACTTGATGATATTTACCCGCCGGGGATCAGCATATTTTTTGCGACGAACCTGAACCCTAACGAGCAGTGGCCCGGTACCACCTGGCACTATACCGGCGAGAATAAAACGATCCGCATCGGCAAGGCCGATGGCACGGATGTGATGACCGCCGGCGGTTCGGACACGGTAACACTGAGCGTTGAAAATATGCCGAAGCACAGCCACGGCGTCAGCGGCCAGGTGGGTGAGTTTGACTACGGAACCAAAAGTACGTCGGAGTTTGATTACGGTAAAAAAAGTACGAGCGAGAGTGGCAAGCACGCGCATCAGGGGGGCATGGCCGCCCCCGGCCCGGCGTGGGATGGCGACTACATCGTCGGATCGGACAATGACAGCCACCGCACCCGCAACATGACGAGCGAAAGCGATGATCACTCTCACTCTGTCGAAATAGGCCCGCACTCGCACTCTGTCGAAATTGGCCCGCACGTTCACAGCATCGATCTGACGTCTGCCGAGGTCGGCGGCGGCAAGGAATTCAGCATTGTAGAAAGCCACATCAAGCTGATGTGCTGGTATCGCGCCGCGTAAGCAAAGCCCCGATGTGGGGCTTTATTTTTTCCTGCAGTACAGCCATCATTGACTGTGTTGGCCATACCGGCAAACATAGACATCCCAAGCAGTATCAATGGCCATTGTGCCAGCTACCACACAAAGCCCACCGCATGCATTAACCGCGCACCGCCGCCACCATAGGGGAACACCGTTACAGGAGATCCGCCTAATGGCTCAAGACTATCACCACGGCGTGCGCGTGCAGGAAATCAACGAAGGCACCCGCACCATCACCACTGTCAGCACCGCCATCGTCGGTATGGTCTGTACCGGTGACGACGCCGACGCAAAAGCATTCCCGTTAAACACCCCTGTGTTAATTACCGACGTCCTGGCCGCCAGCGGCAAGGCCGGAGAAACCGGCACCCTCGCCCGCTCGCTGGATGCCATCGCCGATCAGACAAAGCCCGTCACTGTCGTGGTGCGTGTCGCCCAGGGCGAAACCGAAGCCGAGACGACAACCAATATCATCGGTGGCGTGACCACCGAGGGCAAGAAAACCGGCATGAAAGCCTTGCTGGCCGCACAAAGCCAGCTTGGCGTTAAACCCCGCATTCTGGGTGTACCGGGCCACGATAACGAGGCAGTTGCCTCAGAATTGCTGGCCGTGGCGCAAAGCCTACGCGCATTCGCCTACCTCAGCGCCTATGGCTGCAAGACGGTATCCGAAGCGCTCGACTACCGCAAAAACTTCAGCCAGCGCGAAGCGATGTTGATTTGGCCGGATTTCCTGAACTGGGATACCACGACCAATGCATCAGCAACCGCGTATGCAACCGCCCGCGCACTCGGGCTGCGCGCCAAGCTGGATCAGAACGTCGGCTGGCACAAAACGTTGTCTAACGTTGGCGTTAACGGCGTGACCGGCATCAGTGCAGACGTCTATTGGGATTTGCAGGATACGGCCACCGATGCCAACCTGCTGAACCAAAACGACGTCACCACACTGATCCGTAAAGACGGATTTCGCTTCTGGGGGTCGCGCACCTGTTCCGACGATCCACTGTTCCAGTTTGAAAACTACACCCGCACCGCGCAAGTGCTGGCCGACACGATGGCCGAGGCGCAGATGTGGGCGGTAGATCAGCCGCTGCACCCTTCCCTTCCCAAGGACATTATCGAGGGCATCAACGCCAAATTCCGCGAGCTGAAAAACGGCGGTTACATCGTTGACGGGAATTGCTGGATTGACGAAGCGGCCAACGACAAGGACACCCTGAAAGCCGGCAAGCTGGTGCTGGATTACGATTACACGCCTGTGCCGCCGCTCGAAAACCTGCTGCTGCGCCAGCGCATCACCGATCAGTATCTGATGAACTTCACTCAGAACGTGAACAGTTAAGGGGGACGCGATGGCCTTACCACGCAAACTGAAGTACCTGAATCTGTTCAATGACGCCAACAGCTACCAGGGCGTTATTGAAGAAATCACCCTGCCGAAGCTGACGCGAAAGCTTGAAGCATTCCGGGGCGGCGGCATGAACGGCAGCGCCAGCGTTGATCTGGGGCTGGATGATGGCGCACTTGACGCCGAGATCACCTTAGGCGGCATTGAGGCGCAGATTTACAAGCAATGGGGCATCGCCAAAGTTGACGGCGTACTCCTGCGCTTTGCCGGTTCATTCCAGCGTGACGACACCGCCGAGATCATTGCCGTCGAAGTAGTCATGCGCGGGCGTTTCTCCGAGTTTGATCATGGCAACTATAAGCAGGGCGACAACTCGCAGACCAAGCTGAGCGCCAAAAACACCTATTTCAAGCTGACATGGGACGGCAGCGTCCTGATGGAAATCGACACCGTGAACATGGTCGAGATCGTTGATGGCATTGACCGCCTGGCGGAGCACCGCCGCGCCATCGGCTTGTAATCGCCTGCTGACAGGTATTTCATGCGGCCCGCAGGGGCCGCCTAAACAGCACCAATCATTAGGATAACGTGATGAAAGAAAAACAGACGACAGACGGCGCAGAACTGGCGACCAACCAGCCGATCACCCTTGACGTTCCGATCGTGCGCGGCACTACGCAGATCACCGAAGTGACCGTCAACAAGCCGAATTCCAGCGCGCTGCGCGGCACCCGTTTGCAGGCGCTGATCGAAACCGACGTCGACTCCCTGATCAAGGTATTGCCGCGCATCACCACGCCGAGCCTGACGGCGGCCGAGGTTGCCAACCTCGATCCGGCTGACCTTTATCAGCTGTCGCAAGCTGTGGCGATTTTTTTCTTACCGAGTTCGGTCAGGTCAGATTTCCTGAACATCTGACAGTAGAAGATCTGACGGCGGATATTGCCGCCGTCTTCCATTGGCCGCCGACCGTCACCGACTCAATGCCGCTGGCCGAGCTGCTGGAGTGGCGGCATAAAGCCATAATCCGCAGTGGGGCAAGTGATGAGTGACAAAAACCTCCGATTGCAGGTTTTACTGAGCGCGGTCGATAAAGTCACCCGCCCGTTTAAATCCATGCAGGCCAGCAATAAAGCGCTGGCCGCTTCTGTTAAAGCCACCAAAGACCAATTAAAACAGCTGGATAATCAGGCTGGGAAAATTGACGGTTTCCGCAAGACAAAAGCCCAAGTAGCCGCCGCCGCGCAGGCGCTAAGCACTGCCCGCGATAAAGCGCGCAATCTGGCTATCGCCATGAAATCAACGGAAACCCCGACGGCGAAGCAGGCGCGCCAATTTCAGAAGGCCAGGGAGGAAGCGGCCCGCCTTCAGCAAAAATATTCCGATCTCCGGCTGTCACTGCAAAACCAGCGCACCGCACTGCAAAACAGCGGCATGGCGACTAACCGACTGGGTGAGGCCCAGCGATCGCTGCGCGCCAATATCAGCGGGACAACCGGCGCACTTGCAGCACAGCAGCGAAGACTTGAGCAGCAGGCCCAGCAGCAAAAACGGCTGAATGCTGCGCGCCATCAATTCGACGAGAGTAATCAGCGAAAAGTTATGGCTGCCGGGGTAGGTTACACCTCGATGGCCACCGGGCGCGCGATGGGCCGCGGGCTGGCCAATGCCTTGCACGTCGGTTATGACTTTGACGCGATGATGAGCAAAACACAGGCTGTAACGCGTATCCCGTCCAAGTCAGATCCCGCAATGATGGCTATGCGCCATCAGGCGAGAACCCTGCCGCTATCGTCAAAATTTACCGATCTCCAGGTTGCCGAGGGGCAATACTTCCTCGGGAGGACGGGTTATTCTCCGGAGCAGGTATTGAAAGCCATGCCGGGGATGCTGAATCTGGCATCGGCCGGCGACATTGACCTGGGCACGACAGCCGATATTGCGTCAAACATTCAAACCGCGATGGGGATCCCAGCGGAAAAAATGGACAGAGTGGCGGATGTGCTTACCGCGCTGTTCACACGGAACAACGTTGATATTCCGATGCTGGGCGAGTCATTGAAATATTCCGCCGGCGTCGGCCGCGAATATGGGCAAAGCCTGGAAACCGTTTCAGCCGCCACGGCGATCATGGGGAACGCGGGCATTCAAGGTAGCCAAGCTGGTACAGCAATGCGCGCTATTCTCAGCAGAATTGGCAACAGCCCCACCGTCAGAAAACTAGGCGTCGAAACCAAAGACAAAGACGGCAATATGCGCGACCTGGTCGATATTTTGAAAGATATCGACAAGAAGACGTCAAAAATGGGGAACGTCGATCGCGGTAAGATTTTCAAAGATATTGCCGGCATGTATGCGGTCACTGGATTCGGTGAGTTGATGCGTGCGGTATCAGATGGCAAGCTGCAAAAAATGCGCGGCGCGCCGGGCGAGTATGATGGCGAGGCCGCGCGCGTCTCCGGCACCATGCTGGATAACATGAAAGGCGACATGACGATGCTGCATGCCGCCCTGGAAAATATCAGCGTTGAACTGTTTGAAAAAAACGACGCCTGGCTACGAAAAACGGCCAAAGGCATCAGCAACGTTTTGCACGGCGTTGCTGAGTTTTTAAAAGCGCACCCCAACATAAGCGCCGCCATTGTTAAGATAGGGGCAGCAGCCGCTATTGCAACGACCGTTTTCGGTACGCTGGCGATCGCCGTAGTCGGGCTGCTCGGCCCGTTTGCCCTGCTCCGGTTCAGCACCCGCATGTTAGGTATTCGCCTGCTGCCTAACCTCTCACTCAGCATGCTGAAATTCGCCAGTACGACGCCTATCACTAAAAAGCAAGTCGGGAGCTTCAGCCGTTCATTACTTGAAGCAGGGAAAAGCGCGCTGACATTCTCTAAGCAAGGCTTAGGGAACGCCAGCCGCGCAGTGATGACATTTGCATCATCACCACTACAGACAGCCGCCAAGGGGATGAAAGGAGTTGGGCGCGTATTTACCTGGCTGGCAACCTCACCACTGAGATTCCTCCGCTTCGCCCTCGGCGGCTTGGCGAGTATGTTCGGCATTCTACTCAGCCCGCTGGGACTGATTGCGGCCGCGATCGTCGGCGCTGGTGTGCTGATTTACAAATACTGGAAGCCTATCAAGGCGTTTCTCGGCGGTGTTGTCGAAGGATTCAAAAGCGCCGCCGCACCGATCAAAGACGCTTTTGCACCATTGATGCCAGTATTCAACTGGATCGGCGACAAGGTTAAAGCGTTGTGGGGCTGGTTCACAGATTTGCTGACGCCAGTGAAATCGACAAAAGACAATTTGGAAAGCGCGGCATCGGCCGGGAAGACCTTCGGCGAATTTCTGGCGGCAGGCATTGAGATGGCGCTAACCCCACTGAAACTGCTGACGGACTCAATCAAGTGGGTACTGGATAAGCTGGACGAAATTAAAGTACGGTCGGCAGAAACGCGCAAACTGGCGCAGGAAAACCCGGCTGTTGCCGCCGCAGCCCGCCGCGCTGGTGTCATGATGACGCCAGGGCCGACAGGAAATTCAGCTGATGCAATACGCTATCGCTACACCGGAGAGCATGACAACGGCGGCCGTATCCCGCTGGGTAAATTCGGCATTGTCGGCGAGTATGGGCCGGAAATCGTCAGTGGGCCGGTAAACGTGACCAGCCGCCGAAACACCGCAGCAATGGCCGCCGTTGCCGCCCTGTTCATGAATGGTGCAACAGCAGCAGACGCCCCGCTACACCCACACAGCCTGGCCGGGAACCAATATCGCTCCGCCGGTAGCGCATCATATCAGCGTACCAATGCGCCAATTGTCGAGATCTACGCGCCGATAACCATCAATCCGCAGCCAGGACAGAGCGCGTTGGATATCGCGCGGGAAGTTGCCAGACAACTTGACGCGAGAGAACGGCAGGCGCGCGCCAAGGTGAACAGCAGTTACAACGATTTCGAGTGAGGATAATCATTATGATGATGGCATTAGGCATGTTCGTGTTCATGCTGCAAACCGTTCCATACCAGGAATTTCAGCACCAAATGTCATGGCGACACCCGACAAACAGCCGCGTCGGGCTTCGACCGCAAAGCCAGTTTTTGGGGCCGGACGATGAAACGATCACATTGAGCGGCGTCCTATTGCCGGAACTGACCGGCGGCCGAGTGTCGCTAATGGCGATCCAGTTGATGGCGGAAACAGGCAAGGCGTGGTCACTTATCGAAGGCAGTGGCGCGATTCATGGCATGTTCGTGATCGAGAGTCTGACCCGAAGCAAAACTGTTTTCTTTCAGGACGGATCCGCCAGGCGCATCGAGTTTACCATCACGCTGAAGCGCACGGATGAAGGGTTAAAAGATATGTTCGGCGATTTATCCCAGCAATTTGAAGACCTCGCCACTCAGGTATCTGACACTGTCGGGGGGCTTTTATCATGAGCCTACTCGACACCCTGGACAAGATCGGCGGCAGCAATACGCCGGCCTTTACGTTGAAAATCGACGGCGTCGATATTACCGGGAAGGTGAGCGAAAAACTGCTTGGCTTGACCCTGACCGATAACCGGGGCTTTGAGGCTGACCAGCTGGCGATCGAGCTTGACGACAGCGACGGCAGCCTGATGCTACCCCGTCGCGGCGTCAGCATCGCCGTGGCTATCGGCTGGAAAGATACCGGCACGATCGACAAAGGGCTGTTTGTGGTGGATGAAATAGGGCATTCCGGCGCGCCGGATAAGTTGACGATCACGGCACGCAGCGCTGATTTTCGACAAACGCTAAACGTACAGCGCGACAACTCCTATCACAAGAAAACCCTGGGCGATATCGTGAAAACCGTCGCCACTCGCAACAAGCTAACGCCGATCATCAATAAAAATATGGCTGATATAGCGATTCCTCACATCGACCAGACCAACGAGTCGGACGGGAGTTTCATCACCCGCATAGCGAAAGAAAATGGCGCAGTGGCCGCTGTTAAGAACGGTAATCTGCTGTTCTTCAAACAAGGCCAAAATCAGACCGTCAACGGCAAACAGATCCCAGAAATGCTAATCAATCGCCAGTCGGGCGACAGTCATCAATTCACGTTGACCGATCGCGGGGCATATACGGGCGTGGTAGCGAACTGGTTAAACACTCGCGCCGCGAAAAGCGAGCCGGTCAAGGTCAAGCGCCGCCGCAAGAAAAAGCCAATGGTTGAGGAAGAAAAACAGGGGGAATATTTAGTCGGCAGCGATGAAAACGTCCTGGTGTTACGCCATACCTACGCAACAAAATACAATGCCCAGCGCGCGGCAAAGGCCAATTGGGAACGGATACAGCGCGGCGTCGCCACTTTCTCGATCCAGCTGGCGCGCGGCCGTGCAGAGCTTTACCCGGAAGCGCCCGTCACAGTCAAAGGCTTTAAGCGTGAGATCGACGAAGCAAAGTGGACGCTGGTCACAGTAACGCACAGTTTGAACGGCAGCGGGTTTACGACGTCGCTGGATCTTGAGGTAAAAATCGACGAGCTGGAAATGGAATAA